TAAGATTTACACAACCATTGGTAGACATTCTAGCATGTCCAAAAGTTTGTCCCCAACGATCCCATTCCATGCCAAGAGATACTTGACTTGACCAACTATCATCGCTTGAATTGAGGTTAGTAGTGCCGGACATATTATAAAGGTCTACAAGGTCTTGACCGCCTTCGTAAATGTAGACTCCACTATTATAACAGTCCTGACTGTTACTGCAATTAGTGTTATTGTCTGCGTTAGCTCCATAACTAACACATAACAAAAGACCAAATATTATTCGTTTAAAGAATTCCATTCTCTTCTACACGTTGACCCTGATTTTCTTAAACCCTCATGTTTACCAGAGGTATGTCTTGATCCTTTACATTGTTCCATAAAGTCTCTTTTAGGTGCTTCTGCTTCGTATTCTTCCTGTTCCCTTTGTTCTTTCTCTTCTCGCTCTTTCTGCTTTTGTTCTTCTTCGATTCTATCTTGTCTATCCTGAAGCATCCTTCTGTTGTCTTTGTAATCAGGCCTTTCTTGAGAATTATCATTCCATGCTAGTGTAGCTTCATCTCCAATCTTGCCCATATAAGGACAAGGTGTTCCAGCCATTTCCATCGCTTGGAATACTCTATCATCTTGACACATTAAACTAACTGCTGCAACTTTCATTCCCATATCGTAAACTGTTTTGGATAATTTAATTCTTTCACAGTTCATATCCCTAATACTTTTACCGCCTGAGAGGCCAAATACTTGCCCTTGGAAAGCACCACTAATACCTGTGGTACATAAATCCTGAGAGTAAGAAGACCCAATGGAAGGTGCAATAGCACTAGCCGGTGGAGCCTTTGTTGTAATTTCTTGTTTGATCGTTTGATCTGTTTTATTAATGTTCTCATTTTTATTATTATTTGTGTTGGTATTTTCGTTCTTATTATTTGTTGTTACATTACTATCTGATGTGCTTGTGCTTGTGTTATTATTATTGTTTGTATTGTTAGATGTGCTGTCAGAGGTGTTATTATTATTGTTAGTATTCGTATTATTGCTTGTTGAATTACTATTAACATTTTGATCAACAGTTGACGTATTCACGTTTGTATTTGTGTTGTTGGCCGTGGAGTTTACTGTTGAATTATTCGTGTTCGTGTTGTTATTCGTGTTGTTATTCGTGTTATTGCTGGTGTTATTATTCGTGTTCACGTTAGTATTAGCATTGGTGTTATTACTTGTGCTAGTGCTATTATTCGTGTTGGTATTGGTGTTAGTGTTGGTTAGCCCACCTGAGCTTATATTGTTATTCGTGTTGTTACTTGTGCTAGTGTTCGTGTTCGTATTAGCGTTGGTATTCGTGTTCGTGTTGTTATTCGTGTTGGTTCCGCTATACGTGGTGTTGTTCGTATTAGCGTTGGTGTTCGTATTGGTATTAGCGTTGGTATTCGTATTGGTATTCGTGTTTGTGTTCGTGTTAGCGTTGGTATTCGTGTTCACGTTGGTATTGTTGTTGGTGTTGGTGTTCGTCGAGGTAGAAGTATTCGTGTTCACGTTAGTATTAGCGTTGGTGTTCGTGTTGGTGTTCACGTTCGTATTCGTATTCGTGTTGGTGTTCGTCGAGGTATTCGTATTGTTGTTCGTGTTTGTGGCCGTCGAAGTGCTCGTGTTGGTATTGGTATTCGTATTTGTGCTAGTGTTGGTGTTCGTGTTGGTGTTCGTGTTGGTGTTCGTGTTGGTTCCGGTAGATGTGGTAGTCTGATTATTGTTTTCACAAAATTCAGTACCAGCCACGCAGTTTCCTGTTTGATCAGCAAACACGTTTCCTGCTGAGAACATAGCCATTGTAGCTACGATTAACAGTAATTTTTTCATGGTTTCCTTGTCCCCTAAATTGGTTAAGCACATCATTAGGCCGCTATACGGTATATGACAAAGAAATTATATAAGTTATAGTGTATTTATAATTCTACAACACCAAAAGACTTAAAAGAATCAATAAACTCTTATAAATCTCTATGAGAGAGATGATAAAACTGCTTTAGTTCTACTATAAATACTCTTATAGGAATGAAATTGAAACTTAGAGTATTATTTACCTTCTTCCTGATGTTGATATTCTTCTGGTCTTGGCCTGTTAGGCTCTTTACTTCGAAGAACAATTGCTATTTTTGGACATTGGAAAAGTTGATTGCGGAGGGAGGACGTGCCAGGTGGTATCCGAGCAACCGCTGGATAGGCTATCACGTCATATGGGTAGACAATGAAGATCAAGGTTGGGAATATACAGTCCCTAGAATGAGGAGAGGTACTCCTTGGATTCGTATGTTATTTTATGATGGAACAGTTCGTAAATTTCGCTCCAGAGTAAAGGATCAATGAGAAAAGCAGTATTTAAACAAAACAAATCATGGGCACCAGTAACCCTTTTGGCAGGACAGCTTATTGCTCAAGTAACCGCTGTTCTCTCTTTATTCCTATTTAATTGGACACCCGCTACAATAGCAATTGCAGTTGGCATGTATTGTTATATTATGTTGGGTGTTACAATGGGATATCACAGATATTTCTCACACAGAAATTTTAAATGCCCTAGATGGTTTGAATATGTATTATTATTCGGGCCTCATATAATGATGATTGGCCCTGCTCTTACTTGGGCTGCTAATCATCGTGAACATCATAAATATGCTGACACAAAGGAAGACCCACACTCGCCTTATTATAGAGGAGTAATGTTAGCATACTTTGGACAAGTTCTTATAGATATAAATTTCAAATTTGTTAGGGATTTATTAAAAGACAAATTACACAGATCACAAGTTAAATATTATTGGCATGTCGTTGGTGTTTGGGCAATACTATTAACTATTATAGATCCTTATGCACTACTATATGCTTGGCTTATTCCAGCAGGGTTTGCTAAAATGATAGGATCGTTGGTATTCACATTTTCACATAGGGGCAGAGAAGCTCATAGTGATATGTGGGTAGGATTATTAACATTAGGTGAAGGGTTCCACGAAGTACATCACAGGACAGCCAGGAGAGTTATTTGGCATCCTTTAGATCTAGGTGGACAACTTATTAGGATGATTGATCGAGATGTTAAAATATAACAAGAGGCACTATCCACATATTGCCGAACTACCAATAGAATTAGATTACAATCTCATAGAAGATTTTCTGTGGGAACATTATGACAAGTGGCAAGATAATTTCACATCACACAGAGGCCTAGCAGTAGCTAGTAATTCAATTGCATCTGATACTTACAAAGACGTAGAAACATTCCATTTAACAGAATGTCGTAAACAAGAAGAATTAGAAGACGCCTCAACATACACAACCAAACAAAAAATTTCACGCAAGATTCCGTTCTCTATGGACGAACATAATTGGGACGAACCCGTTGATTTTTACAAGGACTCCACACTACAACATCATCTCAATGGAGCTTTCCACGATAAATTGATACGGGTTCGTTTCTCTCGCATGCGTCCTGGAGGACAGGTACCACCACACATAGATTATAATACAACTTATGCCATGAGGGTAATCATTCCTTTAAGTGGCAACGAAGGAGTTGAAAATCATTTTTGGGTAAACGGAGAACACAAAGTAGTTGAAATGAAGACAAAAAGATGTTACTTTTTAAACATAGGATATAAGCATGCAGTTTATCATAAGGGAAATGATTTAAGGCATTATTTAATAGCATCAATTGATGGACAGAAGGACTTTGAATGCATAAGATTATTGACGACATAAAAGGCACTGAACTTGAGTCAGCAGTAAGGTTAATTCAAGAACAAGCATTAGAAGAGGGTAATACATCTATTACTCCCGACAAATATAATGTAGAGACAACACCCGGAACACCTTTACTAATAACATGCAATAGTCGTTACGATAAGTTTGATAAGATTGCAGGGTTTTGTTCTTATGAGCCAGATACTTATGTGGGAACACCTGATGTTGCAGTTAGAGTTTGTCGTTATCACATATTAAAAGAATTTAGACACAATCAATTAGGATTTTATTTGTGGGACTATTGTGTAAAGAAAGCAAAAGAAGAAGGTTTTAAAATAATATACATGACACATGATGTTGATGCAAAAGGAATGAATGCCTTGTATCAACATAAAAGACATGTTCCAGGCCACAGTAGAGAGCCATACAAATTAGATTCATTTAAAAATATAAAATTAGAATCTAGATTTTGGTTTGATGTTGACCCGGGTTCAGAGTTTTTACAAAACGTTTATTATATAGATGTTGAAGAAGGGTATAAATGGATGCCTAAAAACAATGTAATATGGAAAGGAATAAAATGAAAATCTATGACACACCATTAGGGAACCTAGATGGAGATACTCCTTATGCCATGAGAAGTAGATATTACAAACCTATAGCAACAGCAAAAGGTAATGATCTTAATGGATTGCAAACTAATAGAGATCGTCAACTGCCTGACTATACTAAATGGAAAGAATCTGTTCTATTGTTTGGATGTTCCACTACAGCAGGATATCAATTACAAGATAAAGAAAAATTACATAATGTTCTTAAAACACAAAGGCAGGTAATCAATTTTGGTTATCCAGCAGAATCTAATTTTCATTTCTGGATGAAACTTATAGATCAAGTTAAAGAAAATGGCTGGCCATATATGGTTGTGATGGGTTGGACAACATTTTTTAGAATAGGAGATTTTAGACAGCCAGATTATATTGACAAAATAGGCCCATGGTTAAACAAGCCATATAGTGATTTTATACAAAGAAACGAATTAAACTTAATTGAATATTCTAAATTAGTAATGGACTCTGTTGAAATGATGTGTAAAGGGAATACAAAACTAATTGAATGGACATGGTTTGATTTGAACGAAACAAAACATCTTATGTACTGGGAAAAGAAATTTAAAAAGATGAAACTTCAACAAATAGACTATACAGAAGATGGAGGACACCCTGGCCCGGAATCAATACAAAGTCTTGCAAGGAAAATAGAAAATGAACTTTAATCACACACAACTAGAACGTTGGATGGAACTAATTAGAACCCACCCAGATGGACTTGATGCTTTTTGGCCAAGTCAAATAAACGCAAAAGCTTGGTTAGTAGACGAGGTAAACCAGCGCTTTCCACGGGTTCAGTCATGTATTATTTTTGGATCCTGGTATGGTGTGTTGGCAGACATGTTAACCATTGAGGATATAACCTGTGTTGATAAACAAGAATTTTATTTAGAGTGGTGTGCACAAAAATACACTACTTGGGGTGGGTGTATGTCTAAGTATTCCTACGATTACACACCTGATTTAGTAATAAATACAAGTACAGAACACGTTAGTCAGAAAGTATATGATACGTGGTTTGATAATATACCCGAGGGTACACATTATATAATACAAGGTAATAATGATTTTAGTGAAAAAGATCATGTTAGAGCATACGAAGATATAGATTTGTTTGCATTTAAAAATAAACTTACCGATTATATTATGTTAGACGAGTTACCTTATGAAGGCCCTTGGGATTTTGTAAATGGTAAATCTAATCCATTGAAGAGATTTATGGGAATTGGTAAGAAGTGAATGATCAATACTAATGAAGAAAGAATAAAGGTTTTAGAATTAAAACGTGATGAGATTAATACAGTTAGTCCTTCATTTTGTAGCGCCAAGTGGCTACAAACAACTCTGTACCTTCAAAATGGATTCAACCATAGCTGTCACCATCCATCAGCACATAAGATCCCTGTAGAAGAAGTAAAAGCTAATCCAGCAGCACTACACAACTCACACTATAAAAAAGAACAAAGAGCTAAGATGCTTAACGGCGTCCGTCCAAAGGAATGTGACTACTGCTGGAAAATAGAGGACTTAGATAAAAATTATTTCTCAGATAGACATTACAAAACATCTGATTGGTGGGCATGGGATAGGTTTAAAGAAATTGCTAACAGCTCACCGGCTGATGATGTTTATCCTTCATACCTAGAAGTATCGTTTGCCAATTCATGTAATTTTGCCTGCGCTTATTGTAGTCCGGACATATCATCTACATGGATGAAAGATGTAGAAGAACATGGCAACTATCCTGTAGAAAATGGCAACCATGATTTAGAATATCTAAAACAGGTAGGTAAGTTTCCATATAAGCGTAGTGAAGACAACCCTTATATGGAAGCTTGGTTTAAATATATGCCAGAAGTATTGCCACACTTAAAGGTCTTTAGAGTTACTGGTGGAGAGCCTACAATGTCAAAAGATGTGTGGAGAACACTTGAATATATAATAGACAATCCACAACCACAGTTACAAATAGCAATTAATACTAATTTAGGAACAGATAAAAAACTTATTGATAAATTAATTAAGTATATAAACCGGTTAGAAGATAAAGTAGATAGAATAGATGTTTATACAAGTGTTGAAAGTTCAGGGGAATATGCAGAGTATGCCAGGGACGGAATTGATTACGACTACTGGTATGAAAACTGTAGACGAATATTAACAGAAACAAATTCGCTTGTTGCTATAATGACAACATTGAATATATTGTGTTTACATGGATTTTATAATTTTATAGAAGATGTAATGAAACTAAGAATAGAATTTAATAAATGTTTAGAGAATAATAGGGTTCCTATTAGTTTAAATTATTTAAGATGGCCTCCTCACTTACAATCAACGTTATTAGATGTAGACACTAGAAAATATTTTGTAGGTATATTTTTAAAGCAAGGTAAACGTTGGTTAAAATACAACTCGCCTGATAAGTGGGCAAGGCTATACTTAGAAGAGTATGATCAACTTCAACGTTGGTGTCATTACTTATTACAAGAACCAACACAACTAAAATTTAGAAAGGATTTTGTTAATTTTATTAAGGCTTATGATATGAGAAGGGGAAAGGACTTTACAAAGGTATATCCTGGAATGGCACATCTACTGGAGGAATGGAATGTCTAAAGAAGTAGAAAAGTTAATTAAGTGGCGAAAAGAAAACTTAGATACTAAGTCTGCAAGTTTCTGTGGTGCCAAATGGTATAACGCTACTACATGGTTAGGTAGTGGGACAACTGCTAGCTGTCATCACCCTCCGGCACATAAAATTCCATTAGTAGAACTAGAAGGAAACCCTTCAGCCATACACAACACAAAACACAAAAAAGCAATGCGTAAGATGATGCAAGAAGGTGATCGTCCTCGCGAGTGTGAGTATTGTTGGAAAATGGAAGACATACCAGGAGATAAGAACCCTTCAGACAGGATATTTAAATCCAACATATATACACCTGAACAATTAGACATAGCATACAACGCAGACTTCAATGATAATACAAATTTAAAAACATTTGAAATAGCATTTGATAGAGTATGTAACTTAGCGTGTAGTTATTGTAATGCAAGTTTCTCTACTACATGGGCTAAAGATATTAAGAAGGATGGACCTTATCAGAATTTAGTTAGTGATGGTGCAGCAGCGTTTCAACAAGATGGTAAATGGACAGAGCCTTTTGGAAGAGATGCAGTAACACCTGAAACAAATCCTTATATAAAAGCATTCTGGGATTGGTGGGATGGAGGCCTAGCAGATGAATTAGAAGAGCTGAGAGTTACAGGTGGTGAACCGTTAATGTCAGGAGAGACATGGAAACTGTTTAAGAAAATGAAAGCACGTCCTGAAATGCGTTTGGCAATTAATAGTAACTTAATATGTAAAAAGAAAATTTTAGATAATTTAATTAAGAAAAGCCAAGACATTAAAAAGTTTCACATTTACACAAGCGCAGAATGTTACGGAGAACATCAAGAGTATGTAAGAGACAATTTTATATGGAAAACATGGGACAAGAACATGCGACGTTTTATTGCAGAAGGAAACTATGAAGGCCTTCATATAATGATGACTATTAATAGTTTATGCTTGTTTTCAATTACAGAATTTTTAGATCATGTTTATAAATTAAAACTAATTAAAAATACAAAGTCACCAACAGTTACTTTGAATCTATTACGTTTCCCTAGTTTTCAAAGTCCACTAGCATTACCCGATCACATTAAAATTTATGTTAGAAAGAAACTTATGGACTGGTATGCCACACAAGACGACAAAGGTTTGTGGACAGGAATAGAAAGAGGAAATATAGAACGTTTAATAGATTATTTAGATCATGTTGACGCACCACATAGGCGCACAAGTTCTAAAACCTCATTGTGGAGAGACTTTAAATCATTTTATGAACAATACGATATAAGGAGAGGAAAGGATATTCGTGTGTTTCCTGAAATATTAACAGATTGGCTAGATGCTTTGCCACCAACAATATTAAATATTGCAACATTAACATCTGGCGATAGTACAAGAGACAACGTTGGAGAGGAAGATCTAAACAGAATAGCAAAAGAAGAAGGTTGGATATTAGATCCTGATAATAAAAACATAGACGAGCCGTTAGGCGATTATGATGAGTGACTTCTACTGTGTTAATTTAGACAAAGGAGTTCGTGTAGACAACAAAGGTACATGTACGAGCTGCTGTTTACAAACAATTCCTTATCAAGATGAGTTGGGTAATGTGTTAAACATTCGTAAAAATAGTTTAGACGAGGCTATTAATAGTCATACAGCAAATCAAATTAGACACAATTTAGATAAAGGAATACAAGACCCACATTGTAACTCTTGTTGGAGCCAAGAGAACGTTGGTAGAAAAAGTAAAAGAATTACAGACAATGAAGGCAGAGCAGAGTTTGACAGAAGTACACAGGTTCAAATATTAGATCTTAATATGGGAACAACTTGTAATATAAAATGTAGAACTTGTGGTCCAGACAATAGTTCTTTTTGGAACAAAGAGTTCTTAGCTTTACATGATGGTTATGGAGATAAAGCCTCAGGTGCATTAGAGTTTAAAGAATATTTTAGAGAGTTTAATAAATCGTTTGAAGATGATAGTGCTATTTGGAATGATATGCACAGTCATTTACCTAAGATAAAATATATCGACATGTACGGTGGTGAACCTATGTTAATGAAGAAACAATGGAAGCTATTAGAACAGGCCATTGAACTAGGTTATTCAAAAGATATATCTTTACATTATAATACAAACGGAACAATATGGGACGATGAGAAACTTAAAATATTAAACCAATTTAAAAAGGTTCAATTGGATTTTAGTTTAGATGGAATAAAAAATAGATATGAATTTATGAGGCACCCAGCAAAATGGGATCATGTTATAGAAAATTTTAAAAGGTTAAAGTATATATCTAAACATAGTGATAAGTATCATATATGTATTGCTCATACAGTAAGCACTCTAAACGTTTGGTATATACCTGAATTTTTAGAATACTTTGAAGGCGAAAATATATATTTAAATTTAGTACACGGTCCATGGCATTTTTGTATAACAAACATTCCGGAAGATGTAAAACCTGTGGTAGAAGAGCATTTAGGAAAAGAAGACCCTAGAGTAGTTGAAATAATAAATTTTATGAATGGCAAAGAAAGCATACCTTCAGAATGGGAATTGTTTGCACCTAATGTAATACAAAGTGATCAATATAGAAAAGAAGACTTTAGAGAATTCTTCCCAGAGTTTTATAAAGTCTTAACAGACCATGGATGGAAATACGAATGAAGTATCTTTGCACAGCACCATGGACACATACTTACGTTAGCCCGCAAGGTGAACGACGCTTGTGTTGTGCTAGTAGAGAAGATTCAGACTTTCAGAAACAATATATTGACACAGGAGAACAAAATCCAGACGTAACGTTTGATCCTTTATCATTAAAACATCATTGGAATAGTGAATATATGAAAGACATAAGAAAGCGTATGTTAGCAGGCGAGGCAATTCCTCAATGCGTCGTATGTAATGAGAATGTTTTAAACCTACATACATATAGATCCTATTTTGTAGACACACTATTCCCACATAAAATACAAGACATATTAGACACGACAGACGAAACAGGCCATACAACAATGGTGCCGGTGTCATATGATTATCGTTTATCTAATCTATGTAACTTCAAATGTAGAATGTGTGGTGATCAACTATCTTCATCTTGGGAGGCAGAGAATAAAATAAATGATCGTATGCAAGAAGATCCGTGGCTACAACCTAACAACAGAAGGAAAATAACAAACTTCCAAAAAGAAGTTTTAGAAGAAGAACTACAAGCGGCAGTTGATCAAGATGTAATAGAAGAAATTTATTGGGTGGGTGGAGAGCCTTTAATGTGGGAAAGACATTGGACAATAATGGATCAACTTAAAGACTCCAAAAGGAAAAAAGAGATTACTATACGTTACAACACAAATCTCAGTAGAATTGATTATAAACATTATAACTTATATAATATGTTAAACGGATTTAAAAGCATGAATATATGTGCAAGCATTGATGGTGCAGGAGCAATAGGTGAGTATATAAGAACAGGAATAAAGTGGGACGAATGGCTTGTTAATTTTAAAAAAGGACTGTGGATAAATGAAGAATATGGAGATGACGGCATGGTGTTTGATGTTACACTTACAACACCAGGACTATTTGGATTAAAAGATTTGTTTGATGTTGTAACAGAACTAGATGTAAAATCTTATTTTAAATTTACATACGCTTTTACACCTAATGTTATTATGGCACCAGACGCGTTGCCTAAATCTATTGTAGAGCCATATTGTAATGAACTTATAGAATACATGGAACCAAGAAAAACATGGAAGACACAGGTATATATTGATTCACTTAAAGCCTTAATCAAAAGGCCAAGTTTTGAACAACAATGGGAAGGCGAAGAACTACGGGAAGGTCTACACAATGGAAAGAAAAATATAATGTTTTTAGAAAAGATAAGAGATCAAGAGTTGACATACAGAGAGATATTAAATGATCCAGGTAAGGAGTGGTTTGATGGCATCTAAATCATTTTGTCCATTACCGTGGAATCACTTAGCAACACACCCTGACGGACAGGTTAGTTTGTGTTGTGAGGCAGAAACACTAGATGGTGTTTCAAATGCACACTTTACAATCTCACAAACCAGAGTCTTTAATACGCTATTGGCCACTAAATATGACTTCAACAAAATAACTAACAGTGAAAGTTTTAATGATGTTAGATTAAAAATGCTTAATGGAGAGTATCCAGATCAATGTAAAAAATGTTGGAACTCTGAAGCAGCCGGTAACCCTAGTAAAAGAACAGTTGAATCTCAAAGGTTAAATTTTAAAGAAGAAGATGCTATAAAAATAACAAACATAGACGGTACACTAAAAGAAGTTAATTATGAATTTATAGAACTACGTCTAGGAAACCATTGTAACTTAGCATGCAGAACATGTAATCCTATTTCAAGTTCACGTTGGAAAAAGGAATGGAAACTTTTAGATTTAGAGAAGAGCTATTTAGAGGTTCCACAAACTAATATGAACTGGCCAAAAGATCAAAACTTTTGGGATAAATTATTACCACACATAGACGAATTAAGGTATGTTTATGTAAACGGTGGAGAGCCGTTACTTATAGACAAACACCTAGGGTTTTTAGAAGAGCTTGTTAAAAAAGATGTAGCAAAAAATGTTACCTTAGTTTATTCTACAAACACAACAGTATCAGGCAAAGACTACGAAGATGCTTGGAAGGAATTTAAAGAAGTACAATTAATGTGGTCTATAGACGACATAGAAAGACGAAACGAATATATGAGGTTCCCTGCTAAATGGGACAAAACTTTAGAAACAATTAAATGGTTTAAAGAATTAGAAGAACGACATGATAATATCTTTTGTTCTATACTACAAACAATTTCTATATTAAACATATTTTATTTAAAAGAGTTTCATGAATATTTTAAAGAGATTGTTCCTTACGTTTCGCCTAACTATGTTACGGAACCTGACTACTATGATCCTGCTATCCTTCCTATAAATATAAAGGAAAAGATACTTGAAAAAGCTGAAGGTGAAATTTTTTATGATAATGTAAAAAACTACTTAACAATTGAACGTGATGAGAATCTTTTATTTAGATTCTTTGACATTACTAACAGGCAAGACATTATACGAAAAGAAAAGTATAAAGATGTTTTCCCAGAATTTTATGACTTGATAAAAGATTATGACAGATAAAGATACTAAGTGCGTATTACCTGTAATACATTTACATACATGGCCTAATAAAGATGTGTATGCTTGTTGTCTTGGAAATATAGATCATCAAGTAGGTTCACTAAAAAACAATACTTTGAAAGAGATTTGGAATGATGATCCTATGCGTAGAATCAGAAGGCAGATGTTAGCAGGGGAAAGACCTCCTGAATGTGTTAATTGTTTTAAAGAAGAAGACACAGGTAATGAATCTTTTAGAAATACCTCAGCAAGAGACTTTGCTCCTCATTTAAAAAAATGGGACAATGTAAAAGAAGACGGAACATTAGATGATATGGATTTAGCATATTGGGACTTTCGTTTTTCTAATATATGTAACTTCTCATGTCGTAGCTGTGGCCCACAACTAAGCTCTGGTTGGTATAAAGATACTAAAAAGATATGGGGTAGTTTACCACCTGACCTTCCGGAACCTGGAAGAGTTTTTGAATTGTGGGAGGAAATAGAGCCTTATTTTCCTATAGTAGAAAAAATATATTTTGCTGGTGGGGAACCTTTAATGATGGAAGAGCATTATAGGATTATTAATAGACTTATAGAAATGGGAAGAACAAGTGTACATTTAGTTTATAATTCAAATTTAAGTCAGTTCTTTTATAAAAGTCAAAACATATTAGATTCATGGGGTAAGTTTAAAAGGGTAACAATGTCAGCAAGTTTAGATGGCTACGGCCCTCGAGGAGAGTTTGTTCGTACAGGTTTAGATTGGGAGAAGTGGGTCAATAACAGATTAGAAATGAAAGAAAAAACACCTAAAGTAGAGTTTGGTATTAATGCTACAGTTAGCATACAAAACGCTATGCACATACCAGACTTCCATCGTGAATTGTTAAGACAAGGATTAATAGATGAACCATTTAATTTTAATATAAATCTAGTTCACTTTCCTTTTTGGTTAAACGTTGGAATTTTACCTGAGAGAAAAAAGAAAGAAATAGAAATTGTATGGAGAGAGTGGGAAAAAGAATTAAAAGAAACATACGAACAACCATGGAAAATACAGACTTTGATACAACACATTAATGGTTTTATAGATTTTATGAATTCACAAAAAGAAAATCCTAAAATGGTTGAACGGTTTATTTTAGAAATGGAAAGAATTGATGCAGTAAGAGATCAAACTTGGCAGGAAGAATTACCAGAGATAGCAAGCATAGACCCTGATTGGAACTTAAAACGTATTAGAAAACAGGACCCATTTATATATGAATAGATATTATACAATTGGTTTTGACGACCCAACACAAGCCGGCTGGCCAGAGGCTTCAACATCTATAAGCAAAATGGAAACAGGCATCGTTCAAAATCTTTTAGATAGATTGCCGGGGAACATTTGTTTGATAAACTCAACCTGGTTGGGTGATGATTTAAAAGGATTAAAAAAGTTTATTTCAGAAACTACATGTACTGAAGCAGCGGTGTACTCAGGACCAGACTGGGAAAATACAAATTGCATTAATAAAAGAAAAGACGCACACCAATTGATACAAGATAATTTCGATAAAGTTTATCATGTAGGCAATACAAACAAAGGATATTATTTTAGTTATTGGTTAAAGTATATAGACAATCATTGGGCAAGTTATGCAAGGGCGAAATGGATAAACCCTCCTAAGTTAGCCCGTAAACCAGATGGAACAGTTGGACAAAATGGTAAACATTTTTTGTGCTACAACAGAAAACCACATGATCATAGAGTCACACTTTTAAATAAGATACATGATCAAGGCTTAGAAAATTTTGGAATTATCTCAGCCATGGAACCACACAATGATTACAAATTTAAAAATCCAATTATATTAGATGAAGAACATGAAATAGAAGACCAACCATTAATGTCAGAGTGGGTAGGACAAAGCTGTAATGATATTGCTACGTTAGGTGATGTTGAAAATTGGAGCAGACATTTTCTTACAGTAGTTACAGAATCGTGTATTCATTCAGATATATTCTTAAGTGAAAAAACTTTTAAACCTATAATAGGTTTAAGGCCTTTCTTAATATTAGGAGATCAAAATCTCTATAAAAAATTAAAAGAAATGGGCTTTGATATTTTTGAAGACATGTTTCCAGATATTTTACAAGCCATGTCACACCCTGACTATGAAAGACGAATAGACTATATAACAAATCAATTGGAGAGAATAACAGCACTTAGCCATGAGGAGTTAGAGGACAAATATAATGAGCTCTCACCACGACTATGGGCTAATAGAAAACGTTTAGGTGAAGTCATAAAAGAAAATTGGGAAAGAGTAGACAATATAGATGAGGTATTTAAATCAAAAGAACAAAATTCTATACAAGTGCCATGGGAGCATTACTTCACAATGGAAGAGTTTGCTAAAGATTATCCTCCACAACCTAGACGTCCTCATTGGAAATCAGGACAATGGGAAATAGGTATGCCGTCCAACGCGGTTGCAAGTCCAGATCGTTTCGGGGAAATTGTTCCTCCTTTTATAGTTGATAGATCTTTTCACAATCCTACTGATATTTTTTACTTGTGGTTTGACAAGCTCAAGCAAGGACCTGTATCAGGTAGGCCTATTGCACAAGATCAGCCATATGTTCCTGGAAACTGTTTTAGAGATGGTTTAAATGTTACTGCTTCTCAAAGATCAAACATGCAATGGTGGTATGAATACGCAGATTTAAATCATAAGTTGATGGACATAAACAAATTTAATGAAAATGTACACGGTAAAAACCATCCTTTACATAATTATTATTTTATCGAAATTGCTTATTTAGAAGGCATTTCTAACCTTATAGCAGACATACCGGAAAAAGTAAAAGATCTAGCTAGAAAGAGAATGATGCAAATAGTTTTTGTATTCCCTCACGAAGGATTCCATTTAGATTCACATTGGTGGATGGAAAAATTAAATGGGGCCATGACAGCCGAAAAGTTAAATGGAATATATTCTTATTTTATATATGGCGATATAAACTTTACTAAGAATTATGATCATTGGATTGCCAATAATCCGGCCGGACAACAAAGTGAATTTACCAAAACAATTGGTTATGATTATTTTCAATTTTTATATAGACAACAATATGTATTAAGAACAGATCCATTGGAAAGAGGATTGTTTACTATAGACAACGCAAGAGAGTTTATTCAACCAGACTCTATCTATGAACGTGAAACAATACATAGTGTTCCAACAGCGGAAGATAAAACCCGCGACTTATTATGTTTTAATGGTTTACCTAGACAACATAGACTAGCGATTGTATCAGAATTAGATCGATTAGGTTATGATAAAACTAACTCTTATATCAGCTTCTTATTACGATTCTATGGAGAAGATGGAGGAGCAGCACAATACAAAAGGCATTGGAAGTCGACTTTAGATCAAATTAATAATGATTTATTTAATACTAAAACACAGAGAGATCATTTAAATGAATATTTTAGAGAGCCCCGCCAGTTAAAATTAGATATTTCATCAGAAAAACTACAACAAGATGATAGGTATTTTGACAAAACATTATATGAATCATCATATTTTTCCCTAGTCAACGAAACAATTTTTTATGAAAACGATTCCAATCAATTAATGAACCTGTTTATTACAGAAAAAACATATAAACCTTTAATGAACTATCACCCATTTATTATTGTAGGCCTTCCATACACACTTCGATATTTAAGACAACAAGGGTATCAAACTTTCCCAGAAATGTTTGATGAATTTTATGATGCCTTTAAAGATCCAAAACAAAGACTCCAGTGCATAATAGATCAACTAGAGAATTGGAAAGGAATATCAACAGATGATAAAAATGAAAAGTATAATTCAATAAGACATAAACTTGCATTTAACAGGTTTCACTTCCTACACCAAAACAAACACCAACAACTTAAAGACAGAAAAAGAGATATCTTGTTATCTTTGCATCCTTATAAAAATGATTAGATGGGGATTATCAGCAGGCCACCATGACGCGGCAATTTCTGTGATTGAAGAAGATCAAATATTGTTTGCAGGACATGCCGAACGGTATAGTGGTATTAAAAATGATAAGAATTTAAACCGGGCATTAGTAAACGATGCATTACAATATGGTGAGCCCGAGGCATTATATTGGCACGAAAGTCCTTTTTGGAAAAATACAAGACGTGTATATAGTGGACAAAAATGGCAAAAGAATAATGTTAAAGCATTACTTAGATCTTATGGTTTAGATTATTGGACAGTAAAATACAACACACACCATCAGTCACATGCAGCAGCGGGTATGTTTACAAGTCCTTTTATTAATTCTAATATTATAGTAATAGATGCCATTGGAGAGTGGACGACTTCAAGTATATGGAGTGGTGCACTAGGTAAGCGATGGAGCACACGTTATCCCACTTCTTTAGGAATGTTTTATTCTGCCATTACAGACAGGTGTGAATTAAAAGCAAACGAAGACGAATATATTTTAATGGGTATGGCTGCGTATGGAGATCCAGACAAGTATTATGAACCCATGAAAAAACTATTACAATTAAACCTACAAAAAGGTTGCAGAAATTTTGCGTGGGATCAAGACGATCCACATAATACAATGTATTTTGATTTTGCAGCAGCAGCACAAAAAATATACGAAGAAGAATTTAGAAAAATATTAGAGATATCTAAAAAGTGGGACATCTCAAATAATTTAGTATTGCAAGGAGGCTGTGCATTAAATTGTGTAGCAAATGCTATTGCATTAGAGTATTATGATAATGTATGGATAATGCCTAACCCAGGAGATGCCGGATCATCATTAGGAGCTGTTCTAGCACATACACACCAGCACGTAGAGTTTACACCTTATTTAGGATACAATATACCAGGTCCATATCCTGCACAAGAATTAATAGAGGAATTACTTAAAGGAAATATAGTAGGAGTAGCTAACGGCAGAGCAGAGTTTGGCCCAAGGGCATTAGGCAACCGTTCATTATTAGCAGACCCTCGAGGCACAGACATAAAGGACAGAGTAAATAAAATAAAAAGGAGACAGAAATTTAGACCTTTTGCTCCTGTTATATTAGAAGAAGAAGCACACAAATATTTTGAAATGCCAACTAAAGAAATTCCATATATGCAATATACAGTCAAATGCAAAGAGCCTGAGAAATACCCTGCAATAGTTCATGTTGATGGTACTTCAAGAGTTCAAACAGTTAATAGAAAACAACATCCAGGCCTATATCAATTATTAGTAGCATGGAAAGATCAAACAAGTTGCCCTATGTTACTAAATACGAGCCTTAATATAAAAGGTAAACCAATTGTAAATACAGTTCAAGACGGTAAAATGTTTGCTCAAAAATACGATATCAAAGTGTTTTGACCTATAAATAGAAGTATGGACACACAGAAGGCAAAGGTAATTCCATTTAAGAAAAAAGAACCGAAAGCCAAAGTAATTAAAGGTTATCGGATGGCTTTTTATACTGAAGAAGAAATAGATCTTGCTTTACTGTGTTTGAATACTTGGGGATTTAAGGAGTTAAGATATTCACGACCTGTTTTAAAAAGACTTGATCCACTATATATCAAGGAATGCCTAATACAAGGTTATAATTCTGAGCTCTTTTCAACGCAAAGTAAAAAGACTATCTTTAAAATTATAGATAGTGTAGAAGAAATCGCGATCGCGGTTCAATAAGGATAAGATAATGCCAATATATACAATCGAGAATACCATCACCGGAGAGGTTGAAGATCAGTTATTATCGATTTCAGCAATGGAGGCATTGATATCAGACAACCCACACCTAAGACAAATAATTGGAGCTCCGAACATAATAGGAGGAACAGGAGACCGTACAAGACCGCCCGATGGTTTTAAACAGGTTTTATCTAGGGTAGCAGATGCTAATCCCACTTCGGCTTTAGCAGACGATTACGGGCGAAAAGACAAGAAGTCTACTGCCATCCGAGACTCATTGAAAAGAGTTAAAAAGAAGTTAGGACCCATATACAACGATTAAAAGGGGGTGATCCTTGCCTAGAGCACATATACGATGTTCAAAGATCAATAACTTAGGAGCGTGCCTATAAAAAACATCAAAAGAGTGATCAAATAATCAAAAAAATGCTTGACTTATGGTCCGGGATAGTGCATAATGTATGTATATTAAATAAAAAAGTGAGGACAATTAATATGAATGAAGAACTAAAAGCAAAACTAGACATACTACTAGATGCCATTGCCAAGGATTACGAAAGATGGACCATTAAAAGCTTTAAAGCTAATGGGTACGACATGGATCGTGGAGAAGCCAAAATCAAAGAATTCAGGGACGCACTTGAAGTAAAAGTTGGCCGTAAATTTATTAAAATTCTCTCAGAAAGAAGTGTTTGGGGATTTGTAAATTTAACACATGAAAGATTCCGTGAAGGTGATATCCTTAAAGCAGCAGGTTACAATGCTCCAGCTCTTAATAGACCTAGAGGAAATGTTTTTGAAGACTACAGCGTAGCATGGACAGGACCACATTATATAGCTGGTTACTCAGCAGGTGGTACTAGAGCAGAAGGCCTTAACAGAGGCGGTTCTACAATGGTGAGATCATAGATGATATATCCATTACAAACACTCTACAAAAGAGACACAAACGGAAACATTCGTGAATGGACAGTTGAATACAGTGGTCCAATTAATCCTGGAATAAGAACTATTTCAGGAATTAAAGATGGTAACCTTGTAACTTCTGAATGGAAAGAAACATTTGATAAAAACTTTGGCAAAGCAAATGCCACAACAAGTTTTGAACAAGCTCAGAAAGAAGCCCAAGCATTGTGGGATAAAAGAATTGAAAAAGAGTATTTCAGAGACGAAGCAAACGTTGACAAATACGATAAATTCAAACCACAACTTGCACATGACTATACTAAAAGGCCACAGTCAAGTGGTATTAGTCAACCAAAACTAGATGGTATTAGATGTATTGCTAGAGTAGATGGACTATATACTAGAGCAGGAAAAGAAATCACTACATGCCCTCATATAGAGGCAGCATTAATAGACTTTTTTGAACACTATCCAAATATAGTTTTAGATGGAGAACTTTACAACCACAAACTGAAAGCTAATTTTAATAAAATTACAAGTCTTGTTCGTAAAGTGAAACCAAGCGAAGAAGAATTAGAAGAGTGTATGGACTTAGTTGAGTACCATGTTTATGATTGTTTTGATAAAGATGATACAAGCAAACGATTCTTAGACAGATTTAATGGTCTATCGAGAGTACATAATCCAAAAGTAGTTTATGTTCCAACTGAAGTATGTGATGATCAGGAAGCTTTAGATAAGTTATACTCAGAATATACTGAAGATGGTTTTGAAGGACAAATGGTTAGAAACAACGAGCCTTACGATAACAAAAGAAGTAAGAATTTGTTAAAAAGGAAAGAGTTTATAACTGAAGAATTTGATGTTGTTGAAGTGTTAGAAGGATCAGGCAACTGGTCTGGTTACGCCAAACACTTTGAACTAAAACTTGGAGATGGTAGAACATTTAGAAGTGGAGTTCGTGGCAACCAAGCATTGTTAAAAGATTTATTAGAACAGGAAGTAAAACCTACGTGGGTGACATGTAGATACTTTGAATTATCCCCAGACGGAGTTCCTAGATTTCCTGTTGTTATTGACTGGGGTGTAGGAGTGAGAAATGACTAATAAAGTAGAAGACCGTCATTCAATCCTAGCAGAAACTTCTGGAGGCAAATATACGCCTGAAGAAGTGCGTGACCTTGAAATGGGTTTAATAGCAGACGCAGCTGTACAAGAGCAAGAAGAACAGAATGCCAAAGCAGCAGGCTATTGTTACCATTGTGGCAGCGAGCTAGACGATTGCACAGGATATAAGTGTTGGATACGCTAAATGTATGTTTGCATTTGTAATGCAATAACAGTTAGTGATTTAGAAAAAAACCCAGAACTTGAAAAGTTGGTGGGTACAAAATGTGGGAGATGCATGAATTTTAATCATATGCCCGTCGATATAGACGAACTAGAAAGAATTAATACAAGTCAAGGAAGGAGATATACCACACCTAGTGGTTTGTTGTATCCTTCAATCACGACAATCTTATCTTATAAATCAAAACCAGGCATTGATGCTTGGCGTAAGCGTGTAGGAGAAGAAGAAGCAAACAAAGTAACACGAATCGCAACAACTCGTGGAACAGCAATTCATAAGCTCTGTGAGAATGCTCTACGTAATGAGCCTGAAGATGTATCAAAGCTTAGTATTTTAGATCAAGAAATGTATTCAGACTTTCGTCCTTTGTTAAACGAAATAGATAATATAAGAGCTATTGAATCAACCCTATATTCAGATCATTTAAGACTTGCAGGCCAAGTAGATTGTATCGCAGAATATAGAGGTAGATTATCTGTAATAGATTTTAAAACTTCTAAGAAAAAGAAAGAAAAGTGGATGTGTGAAAATATGTTCATACAATGTTCTGCGTATGCTATTATGTTTGAAGAAAGAACAGGAATACCTGTAGATCAAATTGTAATTTTAATGGCTCAAGAAGATGAAGGACCTGTGGTTTTTGTTGAAAAGAGAGATAATTATGTTCCTAAATTAATGGAAGCTAGAAACGAGTTTGAAAAAAAAACAGGGGCCTATACTAGGAACATCAACCATATGAGTAGTCCGACTAGCTCTCCTTGGCCTGGCTCTCGTATAGATATAACACGAAGAGTTAAACCCGCCGATTGGAAGAGGCCACCTTCAGATATAGATGAAAACCTAGGAAAAGATCTTTATCAGATAGACTCTGATGTCACACCTAAAAATTTATATATAGAGCTGAAGGCCGGACGCAAAGAAGCGCCAGAACAAGTATTGGGCTCCCGAGGAGTCCCCCAACTTGCTAATACTAGAGTAGGAGGCGATGACGATCATTTCGTATTTTTTAATGACCCTGCAGATCTGAGTAAGCGATTGGTGTCAGGGGAGTGGGAAGAACATGACATTACAATATTCAATCCATTTGAATACGAGATCTTTCAAGCCTTAGATTACGACAAAATAATAGCAAAAACATATACAGAGTTAAATTCGGGTGCTTGCCAAACAAGATATGCCAATCTAAAACCGGGCCATGAAGTTATACAGTGGTCTCTATTTTGGCTATTCCATACATTTAATATAGGCCAACGCGTAAACACAATAAGAATGCCTGATCAAAACCCTACAGTATTATTTTGTTCAATGAATGGCAACACGAGAAGCCACAGAGATGAACTCTGGAGGCAACTTGTCCATAAGAATTTATTAAACAAGTATTGTTCTTATTTAACCAGAGGAGTTACAATTGATATTACTCCTGAAACTGAACATAACAGTTTAAATATGACTGGGGAGGAAACAGTAAGCTCACACACCTTTCCACCTTTTTACAAAGACGTATTAATCGACGTTGTGTGTGAAACAATGCCCCATGCTCTTTTCTTTACAGAAAAAACTTGGAAGCCTATTTTAGGTGAAAGAATTCCTATACTTATTACAGCCCCTGGAGCGCACCAACAATTAAAAGATTGGGGGTTTGAATTATATGATGAGATACTTGATTATAGATTTGATAATATGGCAGACATGGATCTACGTGTAGAATTCGTTACAAACCAATTAAAGACTCTGGCAGAACATGAAGACCCTAAACAGCTTTATATAAAAACTAAAGAAAAGAGAGCATACAATAGAGAGCATGCTTTAAAGTTAGTTAAACAACAAAAAGACATACCAGATCTGGCCTTTCAAGATATAACATGTTCGAACATGTTGACAGATGTGATATCATACTTCCAAGAAAAAGCCTGAATACACTCGAGAATATACCCAGGCTCAGTTTAGTTATGTAGCTATTATTCCTTCAGCTCTCCTGTTGGAAAGTCTGGTTTTTCAACTTCATTCTTCGTGGACAATTCATCAGTTTCCTCGTCAACTTTAGCAGCAGCATCTTCTACGATTCCTGCGCCTTGTTCGATTACAAAACTGGTTGTATCTACAACATCCTCAGCTACTGCTGTTGCGATGTTGGCCGCTCCTTGAACAGTGGTGTCTACTGCAGTTGCTGCAACGTCCCTTACTGTATCTATGGCTGCTCCTACTGAAGCACAACCACTAACGGTTATTCCAAGAAAAAGAAAAACAGCTGTTATTATTCTTTTCATTTTTTACTCCCTGTGGCAATAAACTATCTGCCACTTAATATATTTATAAGGAAGTGATGTTGGATAACAGTTTTTTCTTGGATTTGTTGGGGAGGCCTTGGGGGGTTTCACTATCGTTGAACAGAGATCCATTGTGCTTATGATACATAATATCATAGGCAATCTCTAAAGAATGGACAATAAGCATTATAGTAAGTAAAAAGGCACAGATTTTAAGCCACTTTATCATGTGTTTCATAGTTATTATTTATGTCTGTCTCAAAACTGAGACAAAGGAAAAGGGTAGCCCAAAAGCTACCCTCCCTGGAGCTTAATTTAAGCTCATAGAATTCTTTATTACTAAACCTAAAAGGTAGCCACAAAAGAAAAAGGTGGCCGCCCATCCTGGATATTGTTTACAAAATTCCCATATTTGTTGTATGAACATTTTTTTAATCTCCTATCATCTGGAGATACATTAATATAAATGGTAACAGTATCGGAGCTATCATGTAAGTTACTAGCTGAACCGCATCGCTGATTTTCCGATATCCTCTTTCGGGGTATCTAGGATCTTCACTTAGTCTGTCAATTTTGGCTTTCATGCGCTTCGCAACTGTACCCAATGCTGCCGTGGTCATGAAAAACCTCCTATAGTTTCCTGTTTTAGTGTATTATAACACCAATGTATTTATACACACAGAAGTTTTGGTACTTTTGGGCTTGATTCTTACCTCAGATTAGTCTATAATATACACTATAAATAACAAACAATAAAGGAGGCAAAGACTATGAATAGAAAATGGCCATTGTTACCAATATTATTTTTCGGAATGTTACTAGGATTTTTCACGGGGCCTGTTAAGGCAGAACAACATGAAGACATCCAATGTTTGGCAGAGAATATATATTTTGAAGCTAGAAGCGAATCAACTGCTGGAAGAATTGCAGTAGCTCTAGTAACACTAAACAGAGTAGAACACCCTAACTTTCCTGACACGGTTTGTGGTGTTGTTAAACAGACTAAATACTATCCCAGCGGTAGAATAGATCTTCATTCGTGTCAGTTCAGTTGGTATTGTGATGGTAAATCAGATGCACCAACAGAAAAATGCTGGGACGATATTGTATTACTAGCATCTGTAATGTTAGGTTGGGAATCAAAAGACTTTACACAAGGCGCTTTATGGTATCACAGTAAAAAGGTTAACCCTGATTGGGCTAGTCATTATGTTCAAACGGTTAGTATAGACAACCATATCTTCTATAAACCTCTTGATTAATACTTCTAAAGAAACTATAATAACACTATGTTAACGGATATGCCTAATATTATAGTTACCGGTGGTTGCGGATTCATTGGATCACACTTTGTAGCAAACTTACTTGAACAAGGATTTTTTGTTACTGTGGTTGATGATAATAGAACAGGAAAAGTTTATTTTAAACACGCCAACGTTGAGTATCATAAACAAGAAGTATCAACCTTTAATCCACATCATGCAACAATAGAACCACCTGCTTGTATATTTCATTTAGCAAATAGTCCACGAGTAAGGCGTTCTTTAGAATATCCATCAGAAACAATAACCAATAATATTGCTACAACCACAGCCGTAGCAGATTGGGCAAGAGTATTTAATTGTAAATTGTTTTTTGCTACTTCTTCGAGTACACAATATCAAGAAGCACAAGAAAATCCCTATACATTTAGCAAGGTAATGTGTGAGCAGTTACTATATTTGTATAGGAAATTATATTCTTTAGATTATGTTTTGATGTATTTTTATAATGTATATGGACCTGGCGAGGCTGACTATGGAGAATATAGTACAATCGTTAGGAAATTTAAACAAGACTATTTAAAAGGCGAAGCATTAACAATTTATGGAACAGGGAAAAAGGAAAGAGACTTTACCCATGTTCACGATGTTGTACAAGGAATGTTACAGATCATGGCTGATCCTAACTTACCTCCTGCAGCACACTTTGGAAAGGGTGATCCTAAAACAATATCTTCTATTGCAGAAGCGTTTGATCATCCTGTGGTACATACATTTGATAGAAAGGGAGAGGCAAAGCGCACCTGTTGCACTCAACCTTATATAGAATGCCATAATGATGTCCACGATTATATTAAAAAATGGGTGAAGGAGAACAAGAAAAATGATGCCAAAAGTAGTAGTAGACAACACAATAAAAATGACTGAAGAAAAAGTTAGTGATGTCTTTCTCGTTACAAAGGAGTTTCATACCTCTACAGAATTTTCACAATTTATCGAAAAGATGGCGTTCAATACGAACTCACCATGTATGGATATTGTTGTGGATTACTGTGAAAAGAGGACAATTGAAATCGAGAGTATTAGTAAGTTCTTAACAGCTTCTATCAAAGCAAAGATAAAAGAAGAAGCGTTAGATCTTAACTTACTTAAAGAAAAGAGAAAGTCTAGCTTACCCATATGACACCATTAGAGGCATACAAAATTCATGTAGCTGTTAAAAATCATTTTTGGGGTAAGTATAATCAAAAGAAATACCCTAACATGTTTAAGAATAGATACAAGTATGGTAGAGCCCTTAACATTCCAAACCGTGTTTTTGAATCAAAACATGGCATGGTAGGAATGTTTAAAATGATATCTGACAAATATAAAAAAGAAGAATTCATAGCTTTATCTGTTGCTAATGCAGCAGCAGGAGATACTAAATGTGGAATGCCATTTGGTATAGAAAGCAATCAAACGTTTAAGGCATGGGAAGCTAGAAGGGATAAAATTAGTTACACGTTTGGCCAAGATTTAGAAACCATAATAAATTCAGATAGAAAACTTATGGGATCTAATAAAGATCATCCAGTAGAAATACGGTTGTTATTAGGTAAACATATAGCAATAGAAAGCGTTGTTATATTAGATCAAATACTGCCTTTTGTGGATGATTATATAGAAGATCTTATAATAGGAGATACATGTTTATTAGTTAAAAGGTATGAACCATTCGTAATGAGTAATACCAAATTACTTGCTGACAAACATAAAGGTCTTATAAATAAGATTGCTAGGACTAGAAATAGTTCTAATACAACGCAAATACAATGCAATACAACGTAATACAACGCAATACAGGAGAATAATATGTCGTTTAATACACTTTCAGACCTCAGAAAACAAAGAGGCAACTTCGACAACTTAATGAAAGAAGTCGAGAAAATCTCAAATCCCCAATCATTTAAAAAAGGTGATGAGCGGGAATGGAAACCAACAGTAGACAAGGCAGGTAACGGTTACGCCGTTATTAGGTTCTTGCCTGCACCTCAAGGCGAAGATATGCCCTGGGTTAGAATGTGGAATCATGGATTCCAAGGACCAACCGGGAAATGGTATATCGAAAATTCACTTACAACTTTAAACAAGCAAGATCCAGTCTCAGAATTAAATTCCGAACTTTGGAACTCTGGTGTTGAAGCAAATAAGGATATTGCGCGTAAGCAAAAGAGGCGCCTAAGTTATTATGCTAACATTTTAGTCGTTGAAGACTCATCTAATCCAGATTCAGTAGGTAATGTATATTACTACAAGTTTGGTAAGAAAATCTTTGACAAGATTAAAGATGTTATGCAACCACAATTTGAAGACGAAAACCCAGTCAATCCTTTTGACTTTTGGGAAGGAGCAAACTTCAAATTAAAGATTCGACAGGTAGAAGGCTATCGTAATTATGATAAAAGTGAATTTGATAAAGCCACACCTATTGATGGTAGTGATGAGAAAATTGAAGAGATTTGGGCTAAACAACATTCTTTACAAGAGAAGGTTGGTCCAACTGAATTCAAAACTTATGAAGAACTTAAAGCTAAATTAACTTTAGTTCTTTCGGGTGGTCCTAAGGTCGCAACGGCTGAGCAGATCTCTCAAACTACAAACGATGCAGCAGACGATCACTTTATGGAAAAAGTAAAGTCCGTTCAAGCAGCACCAGAACCTTCAACCAATAATGAAGATGAAGATGAAACTTTGTCGTACTTTAAATCCCTGGCTGAAGACTAAACTTTCAAAGTTTTGGAGCCCTCTTAGGAGGGCTTCTTTTTTCATATAAATATTGACATGATTGATTTATTTCCAACTAAAATGTATTTGGAAAATGATGTGGCCCCAGAATTACAAGAAAGGTTGGCTACTTCTATTACAAAAATATATGATGAAAGAGCATATTATGAAGATGATAATCCTATAAAAGGAAGAGTCTGGAGACGCTTAGGTTTATATGATAGTGAAGGGAATCATATTTCTGATAAAAAAACAGGAACTAGCTGGATAAATAATCCACCCGGCGAAGTGTCTATGAAAGGTGTTGATGGTTGGAAAGACTTAAGAAATATAATACATAAACACGCAATAGAGTATTTCAAAGAGATAACTGATTATCCTCATATAGCCCAATTAGAACATTATTGGCCAGTACAAGCATGGTGGAGTGTCATGAATGAAAAAGATGATTACCCTTGGCACCATCATTCACAGTATTGTATGCTTGGAACGTATTATGTACAGCACGAACCTGGACACGCACCAATATCTTTTAGATCTCCTATAAATGCTTTAGTTGGTAATACAATACCCGGAACACCTAAAGTTAAGTTAGAGGAAACAATATTTCCTAAAACAGGAGACTTATTTATTTGGCCACCCTGGTTAGAACACGAAGTGCCTGGTAAAGATTCTTACTTATTTAAGAAGAATGACATACAAGGACTTAATAAATTTTATCGAGATCCAGATAATGAAGAATATGGAAAACTACGGATCAGTATTACAGTATGTTTTCTTAAACCCGATATAATGTTAGGATATATGAAATGAAAAAAGAAAATAGAGACAATGTTTATGAACAATTAAAAATTGATGAGGGAGTAGTATATGGAGTATATAAAGATCACTTAGGATATTTAACCTTTGGAGTAGGACATTTAATTTTAAAAGATGATGATGAATGGAACTTGCCAGAAGGTTATGAAGTAACTGAAGAAAGAATTTATGAAGTCTTTCAAAAGGATTTAGATACAGCCATCGGCGAATGTGCAATACTATTTGAAGCTCGTTGGAATAACTTTCCAGCAGAACTACAAGAAGTTCTTGTTAATATGATGTTTAACTTAGGAAGAAATAGACTTGGTAAATTCAAAAAGTTTATAGGCCATTTAGAGAACCATCATTGGAAGCTTGCTTCTGAAGAAATGTTAGACAGTAAGTGGGCTAGACAAGTAGGAAATAGAGCAACCCGACTGTCAGACAGAGTGTCAAAACTATAGGTAGTAAGGTGCACGGCTTAATTTTCGGCGGCCTTTTGACAACGTACCAGGGTACAGATCCTAGTATGAGAAGATCTTCTGGCGCACATAAAATAGCTTCGTTTTTAAGAGAACATGAATATGATATTGAAGTCATAGATTACATTCATGCTTGGACTTTTGAACAGCTTAAAATTTTAGTTGATGATAGGATTACAAAGGACACTCTCTTTTTAGGATTTAGTTCTACCTTCTCTATTGCAACCCCTGCACTTTTAAAACTTATTGAATACATAAAAACACAGTATCCTGATATACCAACAGTAGCAGGAAGCCAAAACATGTCTATGAAGCCATTAAATTGTGATTGGCAGATTTTTGGTTATGGTGAATATGCTATACTAGAATTATTAAGACACTTTCAGGGCGGACCAGAACCCGTTAATACAGACAAAACTATAGATGCATATCATAATTACCAAGCGTATCCAAAGGCAGACTTAACTGTTAGATATGAAGAACGTGATGGGATAACAGATAGAGAAGTATTGTTATTAGAGTTTGCTCGTGGTTGTAAATTTAGATGTGGCTTTTGTTCTTTTCCTGTCCTGGGAGTAACAGAAGATCATACAAGAGCAGCACAAAATTTATATGATGAGTTATCAGAGAATTATGATAAGTGGGGGACAGAAACATATATCGTATTAGACGAAACATTTAATGATACAAGTAAGAAGATTGAGAAGTTTGCTAATGTAATGAAAAAATTGCCATTCGAACCTAAACTCACAGGTTATATTAGAGCAGATTTAATAGCAAGTAGAAAAAAGGATTGGGACAATTTAATATCAATGGGATTTTGTTCTCACTTCTATGGTGTAGAATCTTTTAATAATGCCTCAGCTAAAGCTATTGGCAAAGGTATGAATACAGGGCGTTTACAAGATGGCTTGATAGAGGTAAAAGAATATTTTAATAAGCATGCTGGTTATTACAAAGGACATTTATCGTTGATTGCTGGTTTACCACACGAAACATTAGACACGCTGCGGGAAACTAAACGATGGGTTGATACTTATTGGAAAGGTAATCCTTATCAAATGTCTGTGCTTATGATAAAAGATTTAAATGTTTTCCCTACAGAACTTAGTCACTATTCAAAAATGGATAAAGCTTGGGACGAATATGGTTACAAAAAGGTTCCATTTGATCCTGAGAACAAAGGCATATACACAGGAAATTATCCATGGTATCAATCACTTTATGACTTAATAAAAAGTGGAGCATATCTTTCTTGGGATAGTGGGAACATGACAACGTATGATGCTCTTAAATGGTTGTCAGAGGAATTTTTACATACAGAATATATAGACCCGTTTGTTGTTGATCACTATTTCGTTGATCCTAATGTTACTTGGAAAGATATTGCAAGAATGAATTATACTGAAATGGGTCCTGATAGATATGAGTTAATCAACAAACATATCGAAAGCTATATAAACAACAAAACAACAAATTAAAATTATAGCAAACGCATTTAGCTCTTGTGGCTTTTTAATATTGCGTCTCAATCTATGGGCATACTCCCATATCTCTTCGTCTGGAATCTTCATTAAGCGAACCGCTTGTCTTGAAATCTTTGAATTGAACTGTTTGCTGTTCTAATCCTAGCAGGCATGATTGCAATGTGAGGTTCCTCACTAGGTGCGGGTGGTGCGGGTGGTGCATTGTTTGCTATAACAATAGGAGCGGTATCTGTTGTAGGTCCTCCGCCTGCTTCATCAGTCCTATTTTCAATAGCTTGTGCTGTGGGCGTTGTGGCTGATTCAATTACTGAAGCAGATTCTGATTTCTTTTTCTCTAGTTCTGCCTTAACAAGGCCCATGTCTTCCTCAGACAAATCATCATCTTGAACTATTGCTTGTAATGATTGTATGGAAGCTCCTTCTAGTTTACTTGCATCCAATTCAGAGTTGCCCATCCAATCCGAATCATACAAACCGCTTGCTTCTGCTCTAGCCATACCAACTTCCGATTGTGTTTGTTGGATCTTGCCAATTGTTTTTCTATCAACACCTATTGCTTTAGTTGCTTCATCATTGTTCATTAGAGCTTTAACTATAGCAGCATTTTTAATAGCAGCTTTATCGTGGTCTGATACGTCTTCGCCTGCTTGTTCTAATAGTTCTGCTTCTATTTCATTTGCTTCTTGTTTTATTTTACCTGCCAAAGCAGAATCTTTTTCTTCAATTTGTTCTAATGCCATTTCGGCTTGTGCATTAGATTCTGCCAATTCTCCTGGTGATACATCAATAGCATCTGCTACTGCTCCACCGGCCTTTTTACCTAACCAACTACCACCAAAGTAACCAATGGCTCCACCAATGAGTCCACCAATAGCTGTGCCTACAATAGGAATAACAGAGCCAATTGCTGCGCCTGCTGCTGCTCCTGCTATGGCACCGCCTGCTCCACCGGCTCCTTCTCCGACTGCTTCTGCTTTTGCTTTTTGTTCTTCTTCTGCGTTTAACTCTCCGGCATCTGCTGCGGCTTCTGCCTCTCGGGAACCACTAATTGCTGTATAAGCTCCCATGCCAACACCAGCAATGGCTCCACCAAATCTAGATGCTCCTCTTAATGCGCCTTTCAGTAATCCGCCACCGCCTCCGCTAGCGCTACTGGCTAAGGTAGTAGCTGCTGCACCACCGCCTCTGACTGCTGCACCTCCACCACCGCCTCTGAACATGTTGCCTAGTCTGCTTAGTTTGCTTACCTTGCCTACCTTTCCTGTTTTACCTCTTTTACCGCCTTTACCTTTCTTGCCATCTTTACCCTTGCCATCCTTGCCTTTTTTACCTCGACGGCGACGGCCCATCATTCCACCCGATCCGCCTTCTTCTTCACCTCCACCACCACCACCTGCGGCACCTGATTCTAATATATCTCTAATCTCTTCTAAGGTTTCTAATTGTTTTTCTTGTATGCTTTCTTTATCGATACCTGTTCTTTCATCTTTTTTCTTTGCTGGTTCCTTTTCTCTTTCTGCTGTTCCTTCTGCCTTTTTGGTTTGTTCTTCTTCTTTGGCATCACTTTTTTCTTCTGCTTTATCAGTCTGTTCTTTAGTTTGTTCTTCAGTCTGTTCTTTAGCCTCTTCGGTTTTTTCTTTTATGTATTCTTCTTTGGCTTTTTTAGTAAAGTCTCTGCCATCTTGTGCAGCTGTTTTTTCTATGCCTCTTGCGTCTTCTTCTTTTTCTAATAATGCCTCGCCTTTGTCTCGAGTCTCTCTAGGTGAAATCTTACCAGCGGCATCCTCTCCTAATTCTTCTTCTTCTTTTGCCTTCTTCGCATCTCTTTCAGCTTTGCCGTAATCGTCCTCACCTTTCATTAGGCCAAGTCCTTCTTCACCTAATGCGTCTTTAATTCCTTCAGCTTGAGCTTCAACAGCAAGCTCTTGTTTAGCCTTTCCTTCTGCTACACGATTCTCTACTGCCTGTCCACCACCACCAAATACGCTGGCCAGCATACTATCTTTTCCAAATAGTCTCTCTGCCGTAAAGGCTTGTTTCATCCCTTCGCCAAACCCTGCATCCGAATCTACTGCAGCAAAGTTTTTAAATGCTGTTGTAACTCCTCTTTCACTACTAAGGTCGTTTCTTACACCTTCCATATCAAGCATTTTATTGATATCTTGGCCTTGTTCTGTCTTATCAAAAGTTTGCTGTACACGAGCTGCTTGTATTCTTACATCATCTCCTGAAACCTTATTGCCCTTTTCGTCTTTTCCACCTTGAGCTTGTATTGCCATCATTTTTGAAAGTTGAGCTAACTCTGCTTGAGCCTTCTTGGCTCCCTCTGCATCTACTTTTTCTAGTGCGTCCATTTGATGCTGGACATCTGCTGCGTTTTTTCCTAGGTTTTTACTTAATGTTGCTGAGCCTTTGGATGACATGGAGGCTTCTCTATTTGTTGTGCCACCCGCATATCCCATACCCGCTCTAATATCATCTGCTAGTCCTGCAACTCTCCCTTCACTTTCTGTAAATTGATAAGCATTAGCATATGCACCACTTTGTTCATTCCTAAATTTAACTCCGCCTTTTTTGTCTTGTTCTGCTCTTGTAAGGTTCCTGCCGGCTATTCTGAGTTTCCTCATGTTCTTGTCGTTTTCGCCTAAGCCAGTATCACCAAAGACATCCTCTTTGTCTTGAACTTGTTGTTTTGAATCTAAAGTTCTTGCTGATGTTTTAGGTGCGAAGAACTTATCATTAAACGAGCCTTCTTCAAACTCTGTACCAAAAGCTGATGCTTCTCGATATTTTCCATCTTGGCTATTGGATTCTGATGCTTTAGATACTTTTTTACCTGGACCACGTTTTGTTTCGATCTCCATTCTTTCTGGAGCACGGCCTCCTGTTGGACCATCCCATCCAGGCGTACCAGGACTAACACCCTCGCCTAAAACTGCTGTTTGTCTTTCCCTTAATTCTTTATTTTTCTTATCGTATGCATCTTTGTCTGCATCAGATTTCCAGCCTGTTTGATTTAGTCTATCTTCAGCATTGGAAAATCCTTGTTCAATGGCTTCCTGATCTAGTGGAGTTTGTCCACCACCAGTACCACCACCGGTGCCACCACCGGTGCCACCGCCAGTACCACCACCTGTGCCACCACCTGTGCCACCGCCAGTACCACCGCCACCACCGCGTAGCTCTTTAATTTTCTTTAGAAGGTCTTCATTGGAGGCTTTGATCTCATCGTTCTGTTTCTCCATATACCTTCGAGACTGGGCTGCTCTTTTATTATGCTTTCTTTGTTGTGTGTGAAACGACTTATCCCTGTGCCAGGTTAAGAGTTCTTTAGCAATTTGTACCTTGTTTGCTAGTTTATTTGTCTCGGCATCTTTCCTTAGTGTGCCGGTATCTTTTCCTAAGGCATCGTGTTGTTCACGAAGGAACTCATCTTGCTCATCAACAATTTTCTTAAGCTGTTTAAATTCTTTTGCATCAGATAGATCGTTGGCCTGATTGCCAAACGTACCACCCATTTGTCGTGGGTTTTTCTCCTCCAAAGAGTCCATTATTGAATCTAATCTTTTTTCTATAATTCTATCGTCTGCCATTTATTTTACCATTTAGCTGAGTCTTGACTCTGTTTCTTTTTATCCGCTTTCTTCTTTAAATGCTGCACTAACATTGAAACGTAAACTTCTCTCTCCCACGGCATCATGTTTTCTAGCTCCGTTAAACTATACTGATGTTCCTGCATAAGCAAGAAATTAGTCTTGTAAAAATTTCCAAGACTCTCCTGAGAAAGAGTTAACCGAAAAAATGTTCGTATCCGTTAATATTAATTTTATTATCAGATTCACAATGTGGACATTTATATTCCACAATATGCTCTAATCTAGGCATTCTTTGAAAAAACTCTCTCATTTTCTCCATAGCATCTATCGGAAGATCTTCAATAAAAGAAGTAACTTCTTCTATAGGATATTCTTTTATACTAAATGTTTCTTCCCCATCAACAACATAATCAATACATTTAGCAACCAATTCATCATCGGTTAGTTCTTCTGCCTGTGCTGCAATACCTGCATTAGGCCATTTTAGATTTACGCCCACTTCATCACTTACTTTAATAAAAGCATCGGGCAAGTTATCTAAACCTTGTACTTTCATTTCTTCTAGTGCTAAGGTATAAGGTGTTCTCTTTTCACACTCACCACAGGTAAGTGTAAAGTCTGCTGTTTCACCTACAGACTTAGCTCTTATTTGAACAAACAAATCTTGTAAGTCAAACATTGAAAGGTCGTATCCATCAATTTTTCCACCGCAACAATTTGTTACGATTTGACAACACGCACTAACCATGTCTTTAAACTCTTCAGACTCACTTGCCAACATAAGAATTTTTTCTTCTTTAACCAAGAAAGGCCTAAACTTAATAGTCTCTCTTGTCGAGGCTAATGTTCCCTCAAATATTGGTGTTTCCACCCTAGGTAATGTCATATATTTTCTCCATTATATTATTTATCCTGTTGACTGCTCATGTTTATCAGCAGCCATACTTACATTAATTGCTTTAGACGTCCAGTATGTTGAGGATATAATTAGTGTAGTTCTTGCTAGACTAACACCCCCGTGCGCCAATGGTACTAAGTTTAATACCTTTGGTGTGACTTCATAAAGTTTCCATCGTGTTCTTTCCACGCCATTGAGATCTAACATTTTAATTGTTACTTCTCCAAATTGATCATCTGGAAATGCAACTTCTTTTGAAGTGCTACCAACACAATGATCTATCCAAAGCTCAAATACATGTCTTAAATACCAATCATGATCTGTTAAAAACGTAATATTAATTTCGTTTCCTAAAAAGTTGACGTTTGAATTTCTCATAAAGTTCCATGTACCTATAGGAATTTCTTTATTTTGTAATACCATACCAGGGATTTGTACTTCTTCACACATTATTGTTGCTTCGTCTGCTGGTGACTGCCATTCAACAGGACCCTCATCTCCACTTGGAATGCTTTCTCTAAGTTTGGTGATTTCATCTCTCATCGTGTCTGGAAAATGAAACTCACACTCAAAACGTTCAGTCCTAGCTAAAGGCCTTACCTTTATCCTTTCCCAAAAATTTTGGAAATTGGTTTTGGCTTTATCCCCTCGAGCCATTATACTTGTCTCCTTTTACGTTCAGGTTTTTTAGCAGACTGTTGATATACTTCAAATGCTCTAGCACCAACAAATTGATGCGTGTCTAGAAATATTGCTGACTTCCAATGTACTGGATTTACTTTATACATTCTGCCTGAAATCTGATTTGTTAAATATTTTTTAATAGACCCTCTTACTTCTGGGTACCTACTGAAGTTTCTTATAAACCCCCATTGTGCATTTAATTTACTTTTTACATCTATGTCTAAATCTGAGGCATCCATAAGTTTACCTAGTAATCTAGCCCTTACTAAAGGAGCAATATAATGTAAATTAATTCCACTAAAACCTGTTGGCAAAGGATCAGATATTATAACTAAAGGAAACGTATCATAATATGGTAGTGTTTCCTTATGTTTTGGATCATATTTAAACGCATACATTTGACCTATTTCTAATGTTTGCGCATATTCACCTAAGTCTGAACCAAACACCTCATTCGGTTGATTTAATCCGCTCGCTACATTACGAACAGTTTTCATATACCAAGCGGCAGAGCGTTCTTTGTCTCCTGCCTCTATTCTAATGTCTGTGAATGGTGTTGCCATAATAGTATTTATAATTAAATACCCAAATCTTTTTCAGTAATAATCATAAATTCCATATTTTGTTTTTTACAAAAGTCTTTAGCACTTTTCCATTTGGCCTCATTGACACCGTATTGTGCTACTTCTTGTAGGTATCTTTTGGTTTTTCTCTTCTGTGTATCAGGAGGCTTTGTGAATCTTTCGGGTTTTACTTCAACAAGATACTTTTTCTTGTCTACTTCTATATAAAAGTCAACCATATATTTGTGAACTTTGTTGTCTAGTGGGTTACGATATGGGATAGCTACTTCTTCTGATGCCCAACCTTTAACAGACTCGTTCAGATCACACCAATTCATAAATTTTAATTCATAACTGGACCTATAGACAATAGATTTTAACTCCCCGAGATACTTTATTGGATTTCGAGGAATAAACTTGCCTTTATATATTTCTTTGGCGTAAACCATATAAATAAGTATATAACATAACTAGGAGTATTTATATGTCTTGGAGGCCAGGAGACCTTTTTAGATCCGACGAAACGATAGCGGCACGAGACCAACAGATCGCAAATAGAACTTCGATTGATAAAAATCAGGAGCTGGCTATAAATGCTGACAGTCATCATGAGATGATAGATGCTCAGCAAAAAGAAAAAAACAGAACCTGGGACTTTAAGAACGGAGAAGGGATTGGTAATAGGGCAGGAACGAACGCCTTAAGATATCCTCAAGAATTACAAAAACAAAACCCCGATTCAGACGAACTTTTATTACCAAACGGTGTTAAATTTTATATAAATGCTAGACAAACCTCTGTTGCAGCAGAAACACAAGCCATGGCCGTTGAGGGTAATACAAGCATGCAGCAAGAACTAATAGAAGCAAATCAAGAATACGCAAAAGAATATACAAAAGAGAATAGAGCAAAAGCAGAATCTTATGAAACAGCGGCAGCAGCAACAGGTGCCCTAGCAGCAGCCTTAGGTACAGCAGCAGGTATTGCAAACGGAAATATTATAAAAGATAGCTCAAACCTTGGAAAGACATTATTAACAGCAGGAACAGCATTAGTTGGAGCTGGTGTGGCCGCGCTTGTAGCGGACAATACTTCTACATTAAGGTTATTAAAAACCATTTCTTTGTATGTACCTCAATCAATAATAGCAGCATACTCAGCCAATTGGAATGAACAAGATTTAGGAATCGCAGGAATGATAGGTTCGGGTAGAATGGATTTCGCAGACTTAGCAGAAGCACCGGAGTTCGCAGGCAGGGGCGCAATAGCAGCTGCTGCCAATGTACCTAAAGCAATAGGTGCAGATGCAGATTTTGGAGCAACATTAGAGGCAACATCTAAAAAGGTTTCCAATCCATATAAAGAGCAGTTATTTAAGAGTATGGGTTTCAGAAAATTTTCTTTTAATTATACCTTTGCTCCTAGAAACTCTAATGAGGCACAAATGGTTGCTGATATAATTGAAACTTTTAAATATCATATGCATCCAGAGTCTTCACCCGGAGATATGTTTTTAATTTATCCCGCGGAATTTTCAATAGAATTCACCCATGGAGAACAAGGCCTTAGAAACAAAAACTTACCTAAAATATCATCTTGCGCATTAACAAGCTGTAAAGTAACTTACGGTCCAGATGGTATGTTTAATACGTTTAAAGGCACCGAAGGTTATCCAACAGAAATGACTATGGAACTTGCATTTACAGAACTAGAAACATTAACAGCGGTAAGAATAGCACAAGGTTATTAATATGTATTTTAAAGCACTTCCAAAAATGTATTATCCTTATGCAGGAACAAAAACAATCGTTCCAGATATATTTCGTAGAGTACATTTAGATAAATATTTCCAGAACAAACTTAATTTAATTAGCCATTATATTGGCGACGGAGAAACACCTGAAATAATTGCTGAACAATATTATGGTTCTACAAAATACCATTGGTTAGTTCTTGTTGCTAATAATATAGTAGACATACACAGAGACTGGCCACTAAGCACAAGAAATTTAAATGCTTATGTAGAAGACAAATATGGCGTAGGCAATAGTACAGATGTCCACCATTATATGCTATCAGAAGATCATGATGTTATAGTAGATTGGGATTCTGTCCTAGTAGCAAATGGAACCTATCTAGCTGTTACAAATTTAGAGTATGAAACTGATCTAAACATTAAAAAGAGTCAAATTAATCTTTTAAACAAAATATTTTTAAAAGATATAACTCAACAATACATTAGATTAGTTAAATAGTGATGAGATGAATGACAAGACAACAGTAGAAAATATTTCCAAACCTGGAGAAGTCAAATGTGATGAGCTTTTCATACTCACACAAGACATGACAAAATATGACCTCATGCACGAGGCCGGAAAGTTTGTTTTTGAGGTGATCCTACGTGAAGATATTTGGTCCCCTACTTTAAGTGGGTCCATACAAGTTACAGATGCTGTTAATGCAATATCCAAGTGGCCTATTAGGGGCGGCGAAGTTCTTGTTATGAAATATAGAACAGCAACATTAGAAGATAGAGCAGATAATATAATAGAAAAATCATTCCAAATTTATTCTATTGAAAACAGAAAACTGAATAATGACAGAGAGCAAACATACACATTAAATTTTTGTTCTATTGAAGCAATCAACGATCAATCGAGAAGTATTACACAATCGTATGGTGCTCCAGGCACAGAAAGAACAACTGATCAGATAGCTGAAAAAATATATCTTGATCACATACAAGAATATAGAAGAATTGATAATCCAAAAACTCAAACAGATTTTATTATAGGGGATACCCCTCACACTTCTAAAATACAATACACTTCTAACTTTTGGACACCCATGCAAAATATGCAGTTCATAAGCAAGAAGTGCCAGGGAAATAAGCATGTGGGTTCAGACTATGTATTTTATGAATCTAATAAAGCATTTTATTTAACATCAATACAAAACTTAATACAAGCTCAATTAGACGTAGGGCTATTTGAAGAGTTTGTTTATGCTCCACCCAACTTAAAGGTTCCTGTGCGTGGAGGAGGCGAGACTTTTTTAGCCCAACAACTTCCAGATTCTTTTAGTAAAATAGAATCAATACAAGTGCCTAGAACAATTGATATATTAGATGGACAAGATAGTGGTTATTATTCAGCATCCACAATAGCTTACGATTTGTTTACAAAAGAACAGACAGAAGTTACATTAGATGGTAGAGATCAATTTAGCAATTTCGTTCATACAGACATAGGAATTCCAATACCTGGAGGCATACAACGTAATCCATATTCATTTGTAAATATTAAATATTTAAATCAAGTTATGTTTACGGGTATGCAAGGTGGTTTAGTAGAAGGTAAGTATGGTGCCGCAGCTAACCCAGCAGTATTGGCTAACAACTTATTTAGACAAGTTTATTTTAATTCATTTAACGACTATACTTTTGAAATAGATTTGCCAGGAAGAACAGACATAGAAGTAGGCAAACTTATTAAAATGGTTTATCCAAACGCGGGGGACAAACCTGCAGACGCAACGTATGATGATTTAGTCGATCCTATATTAACAGGCAATTATTTAATAACTGCTATTAGGCATAAGTTTGATAGATCAAGACATACAATGAAAGTAGAAATAGTTAAAAATGGTTTAGCAAAATCGTTAGGTGAAATAAATGATAGTGTAGTAGGAGCAAATTTATAATGTCAAATTTAAAAAATTACGGTAAATTAAATATACCAGATTTTATTTGGTGGTTAGGTGTTGTTGAAGACAACAATGATCCTACGTGTGCCGGTAGAGTTAAAGTTAGAATAACAGGATATCACACAGGAAACAAACAAACATTACCTGTAAAACAATTACCATATGCTATTCCATTACATTCTGTTACAAGTGCGGGTGTAAATGGAATAATGGAAAACCATTCATTATTACAAGGCTCAACAGTTATAGGTTTCTTTGCAGACGGCGAAGAAGGACAAATCCCTATGATCCTGGGGACTATAGCAGGCAAGCCAGCATCCAAACCAGAGCTCAATGATATCTCAGGATTTATGGACCCAACAGGAAGGTTCCCTAGACTTCCAGACGATCCTGATGAAGGATTTGCAGGAGTAGGAGAACCTGATGTTTCCAGGCTTGCTAGAAATGAAGCAGCAGAAACTCATCACTCTCTAATCAATAGAAGAGAGCAAAGAGACACAGAAATACGCACAGCAAGAGCGCCGTCAGTATCAGAAGAAACCGGCGACTCTATATTAGATGATATAACAGGAAAAGATTACGAAGGAAAAACTTGGGATGAACCACACCCAAGAGGAAAATCAAAAGACGAAGCCGAATACTTTGACGCAGCTCAAAAATTAAGAGAGGGTAGTAGTCCAGAGCCAGAAGATAAAGACTGGACTTCTTTATATCCATTTAATACAGTTAAAGAAACAAGAGCCGGACATGTATTTGAAATAGACAATACAGAGACAAATAGAAGAATTCACGAATACCACCCATCAGGTACAAACCATGAAATTCAAAATGATGGAACAAAGGTTACAAACATTGTAGGCGATAAGTATGAAATTATTGCTAAGGATAATAATGTTCTTATAAGAGGATCATGTAACGTTACAATAGAAGGCGACGCTAAATTGCTTGTAACAGGAGACAAATACGAAGAAGTAGAAGGAGATTATTTCTTATCTATTCTTGGATCAAGAGTTACAAAGATAAATGGCAACGATATTAAAGTCGTTGGAACAGATGTAACACAATCAATTAAAGGAAATAGAACAGCCCGTGTAGCAAAAGACGACACCGAAACAATAATAGGAAATCAAACAATTAGTGTAGCAAAAAACAGAATAGATTCTGTTGCTGAAACAGTTAATAAAACATATAACAAAGATTTAAAAAGTGTTAAAGAAAATGTAGTTATCTCAGCAGGCGGAACATATAGAGCATTAGCAGGAGGCAATGTTTATCTAGCTGCAAGTGGTTTAATGGAAGTAGGATCAGGTTCTACAATGACAATTAAAACATTAGCAGATCAAATATTAGATGTGGCTACAACTAAATCAGATACAATAGGCAGTACCCTCACAGAAACAATAGGTGGAACCCATACATTAACATCTCCAACAGCAGATATTACTTATAGTGGAGGCGAGATTACAGTAGCAGGAATTACACATACACAGCATACGCATACAGAGGTACCTGGAACTGGCGGAGCAAGCTCACCAACTCCTGGATCACAAGAAACTTCAACACCAAATGGATAAGATATGAGTTGCGGACCTAGCGAAAAATTAAAAGAACTTGCAGACAAAGTAGCAGCAGCCGAGGATAAATTCGACGCAGCTATTGACGCATCGCCTTTAGGAAAGTTAAATGAAATAAAGAACGATGCCTTAGAAGATATTAATTCTGTAATAGGCTCCATGGAAAACATGATCCCTAGTATTTTAAATAAGGTTATGGATGCAGCAGATAAGAATTTACATGAAGATGTTGCAGACTTTTTAAAACTTGTCCTATTAGTAGGAGTTAATAAAGATGTAATCGAAACTAATCTTGAATACTTAAAAGACAAGTGGGGCGATATAGACTTAGGTGATGTTAAAAATTTCGATGATTTAGAATCCGCATTAAGAACAGGGGCAGTAACTTTAGAACAGCTTTGTAAACAGATTCCAAATGTTGAGAAAGAGGGGGTTGAGGTTGTAGTTAAAGCGACACCTACTTCTTTCCCAGATATAGACCCTGCAGCAATATTAAAGGGCGGCTCTATCCCGGTTTATAAAAAACCAAAAATTAATATAGATGTAAAAACAAGAGTGAAGGATCAAGCCAAAGAATTTTTTAATTTAGAGTTACCAGATTTCGACTGGTAGTATAAATACTATTATGGCAACACCACAAAAACTAAAAATAGCAAGGTTATATAAAGACTTTGATATGTTGTTTACGAAAAACGCTCTTTCGGGAGATATAAACAAAAAATTAGACGTAAACGCTGTGAAACAATCAATAAAAACATTGCTTCTAACAAAGCCTTACGAAAGACCATTTCATCCGGAGTTGGGCTCGGCTCTTTATCAGTTCTTATTTGAAAACATGGACCCTCAATTGGGGACAAACATATCTACTGCGGTAGAACAACAAATAAGAAATTATGAGCCAAGGGTAGATATAATGAGCATATCAACTGAACCTGATTACGATCAGAATGCTTACAATGTTCAGATAAGATTTTTAATAAAAGGGTTAAACGAACCACAAGACTTATCAGTAAGTCTTACGAGGCTGAGGTAGACAAATGGCACAATTAAACGTATCAGAATTAGACTTTGATAACATAAAGGCAAACCTTAAGACCTTTTTAAATAGTCAAACAGAATTTACAGATTATAACTTTGAAGGTTCAGGCCTTGCAGTTTTAATAGACTTATTAGCGTATAATACGCATTACAATGGCATATTAGCACACATGTTAGCTAATGAAAACTTCATAGATACTGCTATTAAGAGGGAATCTGTAGTATCAATAGCAAAAGCTCTTGGTTACACACCAAGATCTAGACGTTGTTCAACAGCGAAAATTAATTTAGCAATAGCGGTTCCTGCTAGTTACACAGCAACAACATTAGTATTGTCAAGGGAATCTACA